TTGTTGTACCTAACCAATACAACATCGGGAACAGGTAAAAATTGGAGATTAAGTTCTGCAACGAATGGTAAGTTTTTTATTACTCAAGAAGGTGTTGTAGATGCTCTTAGCTTTGCTCATACTTCAGGTAACGCAACTTTTGCAGGAGATGTTGGTTTGGGTGGAACAGGTTTATATACAGCTTTACATTCTTTAAATATAGATGGAACAGGTTTAGCAATTAAAAATGATGCAAACGGTTCAAATAATAATTGGAGTAGTATAAAAAATACTGCTACAGCCAGTACATCTAATTTTGTATTTACTACAGGTGCAGGTATATCATTAACTTTAAACCACGATAAAAGCGCAACTTTTGCAGGAGATGTTACAGTCTCAGGCGGTGACATAACTTTAGGAGGAACAGGTAGAATACAAGGTGTAGATACAGTATCAGCAAGTACAGACGCAGCTAATAAAGCCTATGTTGATAGTGCTATATCAGGTACAGGCGCAGTTACAGGTACAGGTGTTACGTCCAAGATTGCTGTATGGTCAAGCTCAACAAGTATTATTGATGGCCCAGTATCTTTTTCAGGCAATAACGCAAATTTTGCAGGAAATGTAGGTATAAATGAACCTTCTCCTGACGCTAAACTTCACATAAAACAAGCAAATAGCGGAACAGTTACTACAATAATAACAGAAGATGCTGCAAGAAAGCTTTTTATAGGTAGAGATTCAATAAAATGTACTAACTTAAGTGACACTGCTACTTCTTTGTTTATACAACAAGACGGTGGATTAACCCAAACAGGTGGAGATTTTAAATCACTTGGAGATGTTACTGTTACAGGTGATATAACTGTTACAGGTGGTGATATAACTTTAGGCGGAACTGGAAGAATACAAGGTATAGATACAGTTTCTGCTTCTACAGATGCAGCAAACAAAGCTTATGTGGATGCTAATTCATCATCATTATCAGGTTCTGGTGCTGGTGGTAGAGTAACTATCTGGAGTGGAACTAACATCCTTAGTTCTGATACACAACTTCTTTTTGACACTTCAACAAACAAACTAACATCCACTCTTTTTCAAATACCAAACAACGGTGATTACTTAGGAACAGATACAGGTGGTAGTCCCAGAACCTTAATATCTTTAACTTCTGGTAATGATGTTGAGGTTTCAAACTCAGCTCTTACTACTGGATCTGATACTATAATATATTTTGGAGATAATTTCCGAGTAAAAGATGGCAGTACAAACCGACTTTCAATAAGCTCAAATGGAACTATGAGCAATTTTGGGAATACATTTAATTCTGGGCCAATAAATTTAGATGAGGGTAATAAAATAGTTTTTGATGTTGATGGTGATAATTGGAATTATATTTATGCTAATTCAGGAAATACTGATATGGCAGTTGGAGGAACTCTTACTTTAATAAATATAGAAGAAAATTTATTTGGAGATATAAAGTTAGAAAATATTTATAGCATTATAAATGGTTCAACTTCAAGTAACGCTACATTTATTCCTGTTTATACAGATTCTGCAAGTAGCACTGTTCCAAGACTATTGAGAGAGCAAACACCAGCACAGTTTTTATCAAATGCTGGAGCTATAACAGGATCAGGAGCAAGTGGTAGAGTAGCCTTTTTTACAGGAACTCGAACGCAATCATCTGACACCTTATATTGGAACTCAACTCAAAATGCTTTAGGTATAAACGTAAACCCAACTTCAGGAACAGCTGGACATTTACAAATGCCAGGAACTACAAACAGTGGTGGTAAATCAATATTTATAAACACTACTTTATCTTCAACTTACGGAGCTTTAGGTATAGATGTTAAAACTCCGAGATACGGTAGCGCAATTCAATTAACAAGCAATCAAACTTCAGGTTCTACTGTAATGAAGATACTTAGGTATACTGGAACTCAAGTTGGAAGCATTGTCGCAAACAATGGATCAACAAGTTTTAACACAAGTTCTGATCGTAGGTTAAAGGAAAAAATAACAAAAACTCTGGATGGCGCTGGGGAAGTATTAGATCAATTGCGCCCATGTAGATTTACCTTTGTTGATCCTAAAGATCCGTTTGCGTTCGGTCCTAATGTCGCTGGTTTTATAGCAGATGAGTTACAAGAGGTTGTTCCAGATGCAGTTTCAGGTCTTGCAGGCGAAGTAGATAATAATAGAGAGTCTCCAAATTTTGGCCAACCGATATATCAACAGGTTGATACGACTAAATTAATTCCTTATTTAACGCAAGCTATTAAAGATTTACAAGCAAGAGTAACCAGTATAGAGAAAAGACTACCAAGAGAGCCTGGCCCAAGGGAGTTTAAAGAATTATAAATTATAAGAAAAATATACTTATATTTGTATTAAGTTTAATAAATAAAATATAATCAAATGTCAAAACAATTAAGTAAAGAGCAGTTAGAATTATTACAGGGTTTACAAAAACAATTTAATGATTCAAAATTTGAAATTGCAGATTTAGAAATTAAAAAAGCAGATCTTATATCTGGAATAGCTGGTATCAAAGAAAAATTCGCAGAACAAGAGAAATCTTTAATGAAGGAATTTGGAAAGAATGCAGTTATTAACTTGCAAACTGGAGAGGTTAAAGACGAAGAAGAAAAGCCTTTAAAGGCAGTAGAATAAAACAACATGGCAAAAATTAGCAACACATCAGCGTATCCTAACATTAGCAATCTTGATGCAGCAGATTATTTAATTATAACTGACGCGGAAAATAATCTAATGACAAAAACAGCAACACTTGCACAAGTATCAAGTTTAGTTGCTCAACCGTATACGTCTTACGTGGCTAATTTTTCTCAAAGCGGAACAGCTGATCCAGTTGCTTCAGAACTTCAAAACACAACAGGCTTATCTTTTACATGGACACGAAATAGTTCAGGAGTTTACGACATAACACCAAGCAGTCCTTTTAAGTCAGGTAGAGCCTGGTGGATGATTGCTGGATTTGGTGCTGCTGAAGATAAGCAGGTTTTTGGAAAATTTGTAGGTGTTACGTTTTCACGATTTGTAAACATAGATACTACAACTGGTGTTACAGAGGACAGCATTGATGAAGGTCATGTAGAGATAAGAATCTACTTATAAACAAATGGACATAAGAAAAATTTCAATCGGAGCAGATTACAAGTCTGGAGCTATGCATTACATAGTTGGTCAGGATGTTTTAGGTGGTAGTTATGGAATACATCTTATACAGCATGACGTTTCTTCAGAGTCTTATAAAATCTGGATTATGAAGCAAAGTGAAATTTTGCTTTGGAAAGAATTTAAATGTACCTTACCAATATCTTTGGAATATAACATAAATTTTTAGTACTCAAATAAAATGAAATCTCCTTACTCGTTTATTGTAAAACCTTATAATAATAAGAGATACGATAATACAAAAAAATATGGTGAAACTGATTTTATCATAAGTACTTCAGAAGAAGACCATAGCGCGTCTAATCGTTATGCTGTTGTAGTATCAACACCTATAGATTACTCAGGGCCTGTAAAAGAAGGAGATACCCTTTTAGTTCATCATAATGTATTTAAGTTTTATAACGATATGCAGGGCCGAAGAAAAAGCGGTAAAAGTTATTTTAAAGATGACTTGTTTTTTGTTGATCCTGATCAATTCTTTTTATACAAACAAAATAAAGAATGGAAAGGTTATAATAAATATTGTTTTATAAAACCATCTGCTTCAAAAGATTCTTTTATTAAAAAATCTATTACAGAAGAACCTTTGTTCGGAACTATTAAATACATTAACGATCAGCTTTTAAGTATGGGTTTAAAAGTTGGTGATGAGATTTCTTATCAACCAGAAAGTGAATATGAATTTAATGTTGATGGAGAAAGACTTTATAGGATGTTTACCAACAATATAACTTTTTCTTTATGATATATATTGTAGATGATTTTGTGCAAAAAAATCTTTTTGAAATAGCCAATAAACATTTAGACAGTAATGAGTTTAAAAAAACTGAAGCTGGAAACAAAGATTTTCATATTCAACAATCAAATGAAGAGTTTGATAAATACATAACACAAAAAATATCTATTATTGAGGGTAAGGAAATTAAAAATATTTTAAGTTTTTTTAGAATTGCTACAGATAAATTAGACGTTTCTTGGCGTATTCATTCTGATTTAAATATTAAAGGTGAGAAACCTGATAGAGCTTTAGTTCTTTATTTATCGCCCAGAGAAAAAGAAAATCTGCATGGTACAGCATTATGGGAACATGATGTTTATGGTAGAGAGTTACCTAAAGATATTAGTGATACTGATTATGATAAAATGATAAAAGTAGATGCTAATAATTTAGATAGATGGAGATTAAGTACGGTTGTTGGTTATGAAGAAAATAGATTGGTTTCATATCCTTCAAGTTATTTTCATAGCAAATATCCTAATGTATCTTGGGAAGAAGGTAGAAAGGTTTTTGTAATGTTTTACAAAGTTTCTGATTATGAATAAAAAAAATATTAATAAAGAAAAATCTGATTGGGAGGATAAAGCAGATAAACTAAAACTTAAATATAATCGAAATCAAGATGGATATAAAAAACATAAAAAGAGAGATTATAAAAGCTGGTGAGTTAGCTGTACAGCAATTAATTAAAGTGGCAAAGGCAGATATTATTAAATATGATAGTGAAGATGATCTTGCGGCAGATAAATTAAAAAACGCAGCGGCAACAAAAAAATTAGCAATATTTGATTCGTTTGAAATATTAAAAAGAATACAAGAAGAAAAAGATTTATTAGAAGGAGTTGATACTAAAGTAAATAACACACCAAAGGGATTTGCAGAAAGAAAGTCAAAATAAACTATATATTGAGCTTATTAACATAGTTCCAAAAAATGTTTTGTCTATAAAAAACAAAGCTAAATCATGGTCTTATGGTTATAATGAAAAATATAATTTTGTTGTTATTTCACGCACAGGTCAAATTGATCAAATAATAAACATACAAGGATTAAACATTGCTCTTCCTAAAATATCTAAAGAAGTATATAAGAGGTCTGAAAAAAAAGACGAACAACACTGGTCTCCTCAAGAAATACCAAAACCTTTAAAAAAAATAAAGTCTATTTTTCAATGGCACAATACTCCTTCAGGTTTTAAAAATGAATGGATTGATTATATAGAACAACAATTTGAGTACAGAGAAAAAGGTTACTGGTTCAAAAACAATGGAATTCCAACGTATATAACTGGTTCTCACTGGATGTACATACAGCATACTAAAATTGATGTTGGTCTACCTGACTTTAGGGAAGCAAATAGAATTTTTTATATACATTGGGAAGCTTGCAAGGCCGATAAAAGAAGTTTTGGTAATGATTATTTAAAAATTAGACGTTCAGGTTTTTCTTATATGGGAAGTGAGGAGTGTGCCAATACAGGTACTATTACTAAGGATGCTCGTATTGGAATATTATCTAAGACAGGTGCGGATGCTAAAAAAATGTTTACCGATAAAGTTGTTCCAATATCAAATAATTATCCTTTCTTTTTTAAGCCCATACAAGATGGTATGGATAAACCTAAAACCGAATTAGCGTTTAGAGTTCCTGCTTCTAAGATTACTAAAAAAAACATGTATGAAGAAGATACAGATTTAGTTGAAGGATTAGATACCACTATTGACTGGAAAAACACTGGTGATAACAGTTATGATGGGGAAAAATTAAAACTTTTAATACATGATGAAAGTGGAAAGTGGGAAAAACCTAACAGTATTATTAAAAACTGGGGTATTACAAAAACATGTTTACGTTTAGGTAGCAAGATTATTGGAAAGTGTATGATGGGTTCAACTTCAAATGCTTTAGATAAAGGTGGCGCTAATTTTAAAAAATTATACTACGACTCTGATGTTACTAAACGTAACTCAAACGGACAAACAAAAAGCGGATTGTATAGTCTGTTTATTCCTATGGAATGGAATATGGAAGGATTTATTGATATGTATGGAATGCCTGTTTTTGAAACTCCTGAAAAGCCTATAAAGGGAATAGATGGTGAAATGATAAATCAAGGAGCTATTAATTATTGGCAAAACGAAGTGGATTCTTTATCTAATGATCCAGATGCATTGAATGAATTTTATAGACAGTTTCCAAGAACTGAGTCTCACGCATTTAGAGATGAAAGTAAGCAGTCAATATTTAATCTTACTAAAATATATCAACAAATAGACTACAACGATTCTTTAATAATAGACAGATATGTTACTCAAGGATCTTTTTCTTGGGAAAATGGAATTAAAGATACAAGGGTAATTTGGTCACCAAATAAAAGAGGAAGATTTTTTGTATCTTGGTTACCTGAAAGGTCATTACAAAATAATGTAAAAATAAAAAATGGAAGAAAATATCCAGGTAATGAACATGTAGGTTCGTTTGGATGTGATTCATATGATATTTCAGGAGTTGTAGTTGGAAAAGGATCTAACGGTTCTTTGCATGGCTTAACAAAGTTTAATATGGGTAACGCTCCAAGTAATGAGTTTTTTTTAGAATATATAGCTCGGCCTCAAACTGCTGAAATATTTTTTGAAGAAGTACTTATGGCTTGTGTGTTTTTCGGAATGCCGATATTATGTGAAAACAATAAACCTCGTTTATTGTATCATTTAAAAAATAGAGGTTATAGAGGTTTTAGTATAAATAGACCTGATAAAACATTTAATAAATTATCAAAGACAGAAAAAGAATTAGGTGGGATTCCAAATTCAAGTGAAGATGTAAAACAATCACACGCTTCTGCAATAGAATCATACATAGAAAAACATGTTGGTTTAGATTTAATGGAAAATTATAGAGATAGTGATGAAATGGGTATAATGTATTTTCAAAGAACTTTAGAAGATTGGGCAAAATTTGATATTAATAATCGAACAAAGTTTGATGCGTCAATTAGTTCTGGGTTAGCTATAATGGCGAACCAAAAACACTTGTATACCCCAGCTAAAGAAAAATCGAAAATAAGCATTAACTTTGCAAGATATAATAATAAGAATTCAGTTAGTCAATTACTTAAATAATGAAAGACGTAAAAATACAAGTAAATGCATCTGCATTTCCAGACCAATTTGCTTCGGACTCCGTTAAAGACACAATGGAATTTGGACTTCAAGTTGGACAAGCAATACAATACGAGTGGTTTAGGAGAGACAGTGGATCTTGTAGGTTTTATTCTCAATCAGGTGATTTTCATCGTTTAAGATTATATGCTCGCGGAGAACAATCGGTTGGTAAATATAAAAATGAATTAGCTATTGATGGTGATTTAAGTTATTTAAATTTAGATTGGACACCAGTTCCTATTATTCCAAAATTTGTTGACATTGTAGTTAATGGAATGAATGATAGGCTTTTTAAAATAAAAGCAGTTGCGCAAGACGCATTGTCGGCTGAAAAACGAAACCAATATCAAGAAATGATAGAGGGTGATATGTTGGCAAAACCTTTACTACAACAAATTGAATCTGATTTTGGTGTTAATGTATTTCAAACTAAAGAAGACGATTTACCAGAAACAGATGCAGAGTTAGAGCTTTTCATGCAAATGAATTATAAACCCTCTATAGAGATTGCAACTGAAGAAGCTATAGATACATTATTTCAAGCAAGCCATTATAATGACACCAGAAAACGTGTAGATTATGATATTACTTGTTTAGGTATTGGTATGGCAAAACACATGTTTTTACCAGGCGAGGGTGTTCGAGTTGAATATGTAGATCCAGCAAATGTGGTTTATAGTTATACTGAAGATCCTTACTTTAAAGATACTTTCTATTGGGGCGAAATTAAAACAGTTCCTATTGGAGAATTACTTAAAATAGATCCTTCTTTGACAAACGAAGATTTATCTGAAATTTCTAAATACAGCCAGTCTTGGTATGACTACTATAAT